AAGTCCATAAGGCGTAGTTCTTCAGACAGCCCAGCTTCACGCATGACAGCCCGTCCAGCTTTGGACAGTCTCTCCATGCTGTACGGCTGGTACTCGCCCTGCACAGGCGTTGTGCGCGGAACAACGTACTGTTGAAAGCCGAAGTCTTGCTCCTGTTGTGTCAGCATCTCAAGCAAGTCATCTTCGATTGGTAAAGTTACCTCTGCCCTACGCTTAGACTGCTCAAGATATAGCTTGCGTTCCTCTAGGTCAATATTGTCCCACGTCAGCAGACGCATATCACCTAGACGTTGGCACCATTCGTATGCCATGTGTACAATCAGGCCAATGCTACGCCATTGAAACTCACCATAGGCAGTGTCAAGGAAGTTGCGTACATCATCCTCAGTCCACACAACTTTGCGTTGTGGTGGTGTCTTGCGTCTGACGTTGGCAAAGGGATTGACTGTAGCATACTCCATGTCAATAGCGTAACGAAACAGAATAGATGACACAGTACATACGTGGTTGGCAAGGCTAATGCCTCGCTCAACCCATGCTTCGTATGCGTGTTTGGCTTGCTTACTTGTGAGTTCACAAAAATTCACAGAGCCAAAATCATCTAACATGACACTAAGAAAGTATTGATAGTCTTTCTTAGTTCTGTCTCGTAACATCTTGAAATCATTGGAATTGTAGTACTTGTCAACTAGTTGCTGCACTGTCTTCATTTTTACTCACCTTATATACGTTGTTGCGTATCACTGTTCCGGTTTCATCCACCGTGTATTCATTACGGTGTCTAACTTCACCATCTATTCTATCACCATTGGTGTCAAAAAATAGTTTTACTTTGACACTATCTTCATACACAACACCCTTATATTGTGTTACCATTTTAACACCTAGTTTTTTCTGTTCAGCACTTAGATTACTTGTACCAACACTAATCATTGAGTTCTGCATTTCATAAACTATAGGGGTTTTTGCATCGTATAAAAATACTTCACCTGTATCTTTATCTAAGACGATAAAATCCACGGGGCCGCTACACCCCATGTTCTTGAATACCTCATACCCCATGTTTAGAAAGTGGAGACATATGTCTATCTCCGATATGTCTCCCTTCCTAGATGGTGATTTGTAATCACTGGTGTTTTCTGTGGGTGTCATGCTGCAATCAACTCCTTGAATGGCTTACTCTCAATCCACTGCGACACCTTGTTCTCACGTTGGAACATAGACACAGCGTTGGTATCCTTGCCAGTGTTACGCAAGGCAAAACCATTACGTTCATCGGCATACGATGCATAGTTGGTGAATGCAGAGTATAATGCCCAGACATTCTGTCCACGCACTGATGCCTCTTGGTTGTACAAGGTAAGCATCTTGTCTGCTGTGCGGTCAGACTTTAGCAGGGACTCAAGCATAGCTTTGACATCACCAACAAACAAAGGCTTGTTAGCCCAACCCTGCAAGCGTTCTGATTGTGCATAGAATGACTGCGTAGATTCACGCAAGTCACGGATAAACCTGTCCATGCTGAAGTTGGCAGAGTTCTTACGCCGCACCTTGTCATGCTCGCCACGAATCATACCGTTGGTGCAGAAGAAATCTATAGCACCAAAGAATGTCTGGTTGGAACAGCTACCATCAATACCATGCAAAGCAATGATACGCTGTGCAATGGTAGTGCTGTGCTTGTCTGTCTCAATACGAGCAGTCACGTTAGGCAGTGTCATGTCGAGCATAGCCCACGCATTCTGTCGAGCAATGTTCCACTTCATGTTCATGCCTTCGCACTCAGCTTCGCCAAGGTTCTCTGTGATGGTGTCATGTACACCCTCAAAGAAATCAGCGTGGCTGGCACAGTTGAACGTGTCACCTACCACACCAATGTAGTCACCTGTGTTACCGTTGATGACATACTTCTTGTCCTTCACCTTAGTAGGCTCAAACATTACGTCAAAGTTTAATTCATCCGGCATCATGTTACTCATAGGGAAATCAAACGGCATATCTATTCTCCTTTCAGGTTGAATTGAAATTGTAATGTGTCATTGGCATGAGACAGTTCCTGCAGTTCATATGCAGATACAGCCGCTATGCCACCCATGTCTGGGTATAGTGCAGTATCCAGTATATTGTCAAGCAGTTCATACACTGCTGTGACTGCCTTACGTTGCTCATCGGATAGCTTGTCTACCCTCTTGCTACGCTCTTGCTTTTCTTTCTCACGTATCTTTTCCCAATACGCCATGCGTTGCTTGGGTGTCATGTTGTGGTATTCCATTTTCGGCATTTTCAATCTCCTTTTTATACTCGTTTAACATATCATCACGCAGTTTAACTAGACTATCCCAATATTCTTTGTCCAATATATCTAGCACATCCATTCTGGCATACTCCTTCCCTTGTTATATCGTGCGAAAGCACTTTTGTCTACCTTGTAGAACGCACGGTACGCCATGATAGGCCAGTCCTCGTCCGTCTTGCATTGGTCATGCCCACTGAAACACTGTGGGTGTGGCGTAAGCTGACCGTCTGGTATCAGGTCAATGCCACCAGCTATAGCTTGGCTATGCTTACCTGCACCATGCCACTTGCCGTATCTCTCGTGATATTCACACAGCATAGAGCAGTAGAGTTCATAGGCATACTTGAAGTTAGCCCGTGTCTTCATGGCCCACAGTGTGCAGGGGTGCTTCTGATGCACAGGCTTGTACAAACCACGAGCCTCTGCATACTCAGGGGCATGATGCCACAGTGCAGTGCATAGCATCTGTGCTTCTTCCAGTGGCATCTTGACAATGTGTTGGTCACATAGTGACTTAGCTATAGCATCGGGGTGATGCTCAATTAGAAATCTATTCATCTGCAATCATCCTCGTCAAATTTACAACGTACTGTGTAGTATGCCATCAGCATTGCGGCAATCTCTGGGAATGTTTCCCAATCAGGTCTGCTACAATTCCACTGATGGTCAATCTCTGCATCAAGCGCAACCAGTATGGCGTTGACTTGTTTCTTTGGTAGGTTAAGTGTTATCATTGTCAATCTCCTTTTGCATTTCCTGCACACGCTGTTGCAACACGCTGATAGCCGTGTTGATGTGGCCTGTGTCGTGTGGTTGCAGTCGTTCCTTGAGTATCTGTATCTCATGTACAAGACATAGCAAGTGCTGTGCTTTTTTAACAATCATTTGTCATTCTCCTCTGTCAGTATCCAGCTATGGCGGCAGTTAGTCTTCCAGTTGTTCTGCTTGCCATCCCAATCACATTCATAGACTGTGCAGACAAACCTGCCTGTGTCTTCATCTGCCCATGCATTAAGGTCAAACATTCTGTCACCTATCTGAACACCAAACCAGTCTTCGTCACAACATCCTGCCATAGCATCAAACACAACTGTGTCATAGTAGGCTGTCAGATAGCCACGTTCATAGTCGGATAACACAAGGCCAAAACCGCTATCGTAATTATCACTCATCATATCACTCCTAATACCCAGTTCTCTGCACAGTTTTCGGCATACACCTCACTGTGTCCTTTGATGTTACGTTCCTCAATGATAGCACCATCCTGCATCATGTACACAGTATAGCTACCATCAGGCTCAACAAAGACAGTCGCTTTGCGGTATGCACCCATGCCACGACTACAATCTTCATCACTGTAAAACTCATGCAACAGCATCTTCATTCTCCTCTGCGTGTTCAGCTATATATTCACTGATACCAAACTCATCATCTAGTTCGGGGTAGTCGTTGACTACATTTTCTACATCACCAGTACACCAGTCATCACCATCTGTGTATTCACCAATAAACATCCAGCCTTCGTCAAGGTAACGAGCAGTCACCTCAAAGCCCATGTCTACCAGCTTATCAAAGACAGGGATAGGTGGCGACCATGCGGTATAGAAGTTCAGCACAAGTGTGCTGGCATCCATTCGTGTGCAGTGTGTTTCATACACATCCCACTTAGTACCCCAGTTCTCAAGCCGCCAGTCATACCAGCCTGATGTGGGTTCACCTTCATCATCACGAGGCTCTGGTATCAGGTAATGGCACAGTTCTGTGTTCTCTGTATTCATCACATTGTAAATGTTATCAATCATTTGGCTGTCATCATGTGACAGGATTACTCTGTTGTCTGTATGATTAGGCATTGTCATTCTCCATCCTTAAACAGTTTATATATTATATAACATATTCCAACTACAGATACAACCAGATAACCGCCAACGAACACACTGTCCCACGGTATCTGATTGTATATGCATTGTAGTGTTACACACTCAGTCATCTTCGTATTCCTCTATGAGTTGCACTTCTTTACCGCAATCATCACATCGACTTCGCGGATGCTCGTAGTCTGTGTATATATCATTATCATACATCAGCATCCATGAAATGCGGTTGGCACGAACCCATGAGAGTTCCCATACATCCGTGCCGCCACACTCATAGCAAACCCACTTGCTCATGCAACTTTCCGTGCTTTGCCACGACCCTGACGGGCAAGGTCACGCAGGTTGCTGACTGTCACACTGCCAATCTCAATCGACACATCACGGTCACGGTTTTTACGCTTGACAGCTTTACCCAATTCCTTGTGGAAATGGTCAAGGAAGATACCAGCCACAGCCTCAGTCGTATACTGCAAGTACCCACCTGATTCAGCCTTGGCTTCACGAGCATACTGCAAGGCAAGGTCATAGAACTTGTAACGTCCCAGCTTCACACCGTGATACTCACGATACAATGCTTCTACCTTTGCGAGTTTACGCTCAATCTCTGGTGATGCAAGCACCTGACCTGTCTTACCTGTTGAACGCTTGTGATATGTAATTGTTTGAATAGCCATGATAAAATCTCCTTTTCGGTTGGTTAGTTGGTTAGTCCAACATTGGACTTAGGGATTGCATACACTTTGGGTCTACCATTCTCAGTGTACACAGAGATAGCCTGCACCTCAGTCACTGGCTCACCAGTGTCAGCGAATACAAACGTATCATTCACATAAGGGTTGTATGTGACTGGCCTACCTGACAAGCAGGTAGCAATGCCATCACGCAAGCCGCCAGTGCCAACGGCAAAGGCATGAACATTCTTCTTGCCTTCACGCCGCACCTTGGCTTGTCCAGCAGGACGCACCACGAACTTTGCGTCATACATTGTGAATGCAGTGACGTGCTGTTGAACACGTCCAGTCTGGCGGTCTTGCAGTGACCACTTCTTTTTGTGTAGGTTCCAGTAAAGTCTATATTTCATGCTAAACATTTTTGTTCTCCTGCATTGGGTGATATTCACGGATGCATCCATCTTCATCTAGTTTCTCCGCAACTCGCATTGCAGTTGCGATTTCATCTAGTTCATGTTTAAGTGTGGGTTCGGAAGACCAGTCACCGTCAAACCATTTTTTCAATTTGACAAGTTTATCATTATCGGTGCTTTCAAAGATTGCTACATAATCAGTCTCCCACGATAGTCCTTGGCCTTGAAAAACTACGCCAAAGTATTTGGCTATAGTTTCAAGTTCCAAATGAAAAAGCCTGTGCCATTCCTCGTGTAATTCATCCGTATAAAGCCAGCCAGCACCATAGTACGTTAATTCACAAGTATACATTATTTTAGTTTTAACATCTATGTTAAGCATAGTTTTTCTCCTGCATAGACTGTTTCATCTTACGAGCCGCTTTGCGGTCACGCTTCCAGTTGTCACGCTTTGGGTTGGCAGTCTTACGCACTGGCAACTTCTCAAAGAGAGATAAATCATTCCAATCGTGGTCAAATTCAGTCATTAGTTTTTCGTGTTTTATTTTCACGGTCTTTATCCTTTTTACGGTTGTATTTAGTTTTGTCTGGCACAACGGTTGCCCTGCGGCGTGACTGTGCCACTGCCTTCGCCACAGGATTGATAGGTCTAATACGCATTGTAAATGCTCCGTTAGTCCAACATTGGACTTATCTAGTATATCTAAGTGTAAAAACACTTTCACAAAGTTTCAAGTGTTTTATACACAAAGATATACATAAGAGGTTTAGCCATTTGCCACGGCATCAGCTTTCTTCTTGCTAGTACCATGTGCCGGAAAGCCAACGATAAAGTCACGTTGTCTTTGACAAAGCTGGCAAGTGGCACAAGATACATCATCACGCACAGCCGCCGGACACACAACTACCTTGCGACCTTGTGGCGTGGTAGTGTTTTTTGTCTGGTCAATAGGCAATACTGTAGCCACAGGGCCAGCATCCAAGTCAGCAAGCTGGTCAGCATGAGCCAAGTTATTGGCAGACAGATTGACAGTGAAGCCAGAACGATTCATGTGTGTCACAATCATACGGTTACGCTTGCTGTCAAGCACAGGGTAGTGTGTATATGTGAAGCCACGCTTACCGTCATTGGCTGATGTCAATTCCATACAAGCCTTGGCATCAAGCTGGTCATTGCGTCCGGGCAAGTCACCAGCCTGATTGTGCCGCCACAATGTGTCAGCTTTCAAGTTGGCAATCTTGTCAAGAAACACAGGCCAAGTGTCACCACGAGCCTTGTCGGATACTTTCATCCAGTGCATCTTGAGAGGGCCGGATTCTGCGTAGCAACCGCCCTCGTTTGCGTTGTTGAACGGGCAAGCTGGTGGGCAAGTCTGTGCCTCTGTAGTAGACACAGGAATATCACCAGTCTTTTCATTCTTGGATTTCGGGGTCAAGTGTACTTGATAAGTCATAGTGTTACTCCGTAACAATGGTTGCAGTAAAGTCATCCGATAGCCAACGTATATCACCAGTCTCAAGAGACTGCAAGCGGAATGTGCCAGTAGGCCATTCAGGTATACGCTTGGGTAGGTCAAGCACCTGCCAAAACTCGCCGTGTTCATTCACACGGTTTTTGCCATGGCGTGTCTTGCCTTGTAGTTTAACAATCTTTCCGGTTTGCATATCAAACTCCGTTTGTTAAGTCCAACATTGGACTAAATGTTATCAGTCAAACTGCATCTACGCAAGTCCTCTTCCTCATCAATGTTTGGCACATCAATTTCACAGCATTGCCACGCCGCCCACACTTCGCCTGTTTCGCGGTTGATGACAGCGCAGTCACACCAATCGGAATCCCATGTGTCCACAATCGTGGCACGAGACTCCCACTTCCAGCCAACAGCATCTTCCCATGCGGCAGTAGCCTTTGGCTCAATGATGGCACGAGCATCCTCTTGCGTCCAAGCAATTTCAGGTATGGCTTGCCAGCCACATGAAGTCCATTCAGCAATAACAATCTGTTTCATTTTCAACTCCGTTGATGTTAAGTCCAACATTGGACTAGGTAAGTGTATCTAAGTAATAACACTTTCACAAAGTTTCAAGTGTTATTACGTAAGTTACACTAAAGTAAACCCTTGGCAAGCATCCTAGCTTTCAAGGCCAGCAATCTTTGCTGTTTGGCCTCGCTCTCAATCTGTGCTTTATAAGCACGATTGGCGGCATCAGCTTGACCAGTCACAAAGCACCGAAACTCAGGCCGTGTCTCAGGCTCATAGCTACGGCTGAAAGCCTTGCTATCCATAGCCGCCCAGCTTGAACGCACCAGCTTGTGTTTACCCATTGGTGTGATGAATTTACGAGCCATTGTACTGCCTCAAAATGTTTTCGTGAATACGGTTTTGGCGAAGTCTCAAGTGGCTATCGTAGAAAGCCAAGCCAGCCGCCCAAGCCACAAATGCTACGCACCAGCACATTCCGCCAGTCATTGGGTCAATCAGCAAAGCTGTCACAGGACCAGCGCAGAAGAATGCGAATGCTACACACCACATAAACAGGCAACAAAAACCATGCATAATTTCGTTGATAATCATTTTCAATACTCCGTATTGGTTAGTCCAACATTGGACTTGGGGAAGGGTAGACAGTAGCTTACGCTACTGCCTTTTTGTTTGTGTCTTCATCCTGAAGGATGGCTTTGATTGCGGCGAATGCATCCTCAAATTCTTTGAGGCTTACACCATTTGTGTCGAGCAAGTCAAAGACTTGTTCTGCAATCGTATCGGCATCCAACTTTGTTGGCTTGTCTAGTCCAACATTGGACTTGTCGTCAGCCTTTGGCTCAATAGGTGTGTCAGCCTCTGGCTCAGTTGACTGTTCAGCTTTGCTGGCTTTTTTCATTGCAGCTTGTAAAGCTGTGAGGCTCTTGAAGCCTTTCTTTGAGGCTTTCATAAACTCACGGCACTCAGTCTCATTCTCGACAAACCACAGAGCCTCTGCTCTGCGCCGCTTGTCAATGTTGTGAATGTTGCAATCCTTCAGCCTAGCTGAAGAAATACGACCAGCATCAGTTTCGGCTTTCAGCTTCTGCATCAGCTTTCCAAGCCGTGTGTCGAAGCCATCAGCCTTGGTAGCATTTTCAAAGTTGCCTTTGGCAATGCCACGCCAAATTGATGCAAGGGCTTTGCCCTCTGATTCCAATGTGTTGATTTCAGCCTTAACTACGTTAGCAATTTTCTTCGTCATATCTAAACTCCGTTTAGTTGGTTGGTGAGGCCGTTGCCTCGAAAGCCCTTACTTCGTAACCTGATTTTGCTGGAAATGTCAACGAAAAAACTGTGCGCGATTTCTCCTGCGCATTATGCGTGGGGAAACAGGCGTGAAGTTTTCCCTGTGTGTGTATGTGCATCATGCGTATGCGTGAGGGGGTAGGGTGTTTCGGATTGACTGTATAGCTATGGCTATACAAAATAGATGCATCAGCAATTCAACTTCGTTGCAATTCTGTAAAACCTGACTTCACAAGTCATCCTTTGGATGGCAACTGATACCATAACAGTTGTTTACAACTGACTGTTTTGGAAAACATACAGCATTTTCAATGCTTTAAGTCCAAGGTTGGACTAAGTTGGCTCTTACCATACGCTATGCAGAGGCATAATGCGGCACATACAGGCATGGTAAGGCGGGGTAGGCGGGGGCCACCGGGGGGTAGCGTGGATATATATACAGAGAAATACACAGATTAGGAAAATTAAGTGTTAACCACAGGAACAACTGACACTACCTATATGCACAAGTATTGTGCAACTGCCTAAAAAATAGGCAACTGTAGGGGGTGTATGGACCCATTTGAACTTTTTTGAAAGAGGGGGGTTGACAGCCAATAGAAAATCTGGTATAATTATGTATAACTAAACACACTTAAAGTGATACACTTAAATGTCTATATAATAATTCTTAAAAAACTCTATAACTATAACACTTAACTGTACATAAGTTAGTCTCTACTAAATTTTCTTTGTTAATACACTCTAAGTGATAACACTTGTACTATACCCCACGTACCAACTAATTCGTACCTTGTACAAGAAAGTGCTTGACAATGGCTAAAAAATCTGTAAAACTATACACAGACAATGTACTTGATGCATTTTACGATGCTATCCGTACTAATTCATTAGACCGACTGCACATACCGCATAGCGATGTATTCTATGTGCGTAGTGCTGTTGAAGCCCACTATGGGCGTTCATTTACTTTGAAGCATGTAGAAGATGCGATGAGAGCAGAGGGGTGGACAGAGAAAGATGAGTGATGGTTTCATTCTTCCTATACCTATCTGTGATTATCACAGTGGATGGACAAGTTAAAACGCACACTGAAGTTGTACAGCAATGTCCTACCACAGAGCAGGTGATGCAATGGCATCAGTCTATGGTAGCGTCAGGTGAGATAGTTGACTGGAGAGCCAAGTGTACACCGCATACGTTTGACATGCCAATGCCCGAAAAAGGATTAAGCACGTAATGGCTATACCTGAGAGAGTCAAAAACAAAATGAAAGAGGAAGGTCTGTCTGGCGTTAACAAACCCAAACGGACACCTAACCACCCAACTAAATCACACTGCGTGATGGCATCAGAAGGTGGCAAGTATAAGTTTATACGCTTCGGTCAGCAGGGCGTAAAAGGTGCTGGCAAAAATCCTACGACAGCAAAGGATAAAGCACGTAAGAAGTCGTACTATGCACGGCACAATGCGCAGGGTAAACCTACCACTAAGCTGTCTGCTAAATATTGGTCACATAAAGTTAAGTGGTAAGGAGAATACACTATGGCTGATAAACTATCTGATAAAACTACAGGTCAGCTACGTGCCATGCTGGATAAAAATAGCGGTGCTACAGCTACACAAGTGCGGTCTGCACTCAATGAGTTAAAGAAGCGTGGTGAAGAAACTCCACCTGCATCACTCGTATTGGGTGGACGTAAAATGAAAAAAGGTGGTATGCTTACAAAGAAAGTTCCTGTCATTACAATTGGCGTAGGCATGGCTGAGTTTCCTAAAGGCAAAAAGAAAACACAGATGATGCGTGGGGGTATGGCAAATGGTAAGGCACATATGTATTCTAACGGTGGTTCAGTGACAGACAATGCTGGTCTACGTGCATTGAAAGCTAGTGGCCCAAAAGGTTTGGAAGCCTATAACAAAATTAAAAACTCGTAATGCATCCAGTAGAAGCTGACATACGTAAGTGGTCGCATGATTTCCTAGAAGTACCCAACAAAAAACTTAACGGCCTACCACCCTGCCCCTATGCAAAACAAGCATGGTTAGACGATAAGGTATCCTTCAGTATTAATACTGGTATAGAAGGATTGATAGACGAAGTTAAAAAGTTTGAGCAGCACAACTATGATATAGTAGTATGGGCTAATCAATACTTACCCGACATGGAATACCTAGATGGATATTGCGATGGCATAAATGAAGCCATGTCCATAGCAGGTAAAGATATGCACCTCATGGTGTTTCATCCAGACTATGACGCTGAAGAGGCGGGTCTGGACTTTCTCATTAACGAGGATGCAAAAGATGACGGTCTTGTGTACTGCATGGTGTTTGTACAAAGACTATCTACGCTAGACGATGCAGCACTTAGTCTGGAGAAGTCTGGTTATTATAAACACTTTCCAGAGGAAGTGTATCAAAGCCTAGTATTAGATAGAAGGGAACTTAGAAATGGCTAATGATAATAAAGGAATGTCTGCTGCAGAAATTAACAGACGTATGAAAGAAGAAATGAATGCTGTAAAATCTCGTCTTAAAGACCAAGGACTAGATGATATGGAAATCAAGCAAATTATGCAGGACTACTTTGTTAAAGCTGCACCAAAGAAAAAAGCAAAGAAAATGGTTGCGGCACGTGGTGGCGTAGCTAAAAAGAAAATGATGCGTGGTGGTGTTGCTAAGAAAACACAACCAAAGCGTATGCGTGGCGGCGGCATGGCTAAAATGGCTAAAAAGAAAATGATGCGTGGCGGAGTGGCGAAAAAGAAATAATGAAACGTCAAGCAATCAAATATCTGGGATGGGCTTTGCTTTATATGGGCAAGCCCTTTACCTGTATTGGCAACTGGTTCTGGAAGTTGCATCGTAAAGTATTGGACTGGAATAAGTAATGGTACAACCCATTTCATATGATACAGCAACAGAAAGTGTAGCTGTAACCGCTACATCAGGCGGTGCTAGTGCTAATGTTCTGTACACAGTTCCAAATCTGCACGATGCTACTGTAGAGTTTTTTCACGTAAGTAATGGTTCTTCTTCTACAGACAATATATCAGTACAGTGGTATCACAAAGAAGACGATGCGTACTACACAATCGTAAATAACAAATCTGTTGCAGGTAATGATGTATATAATATGATTACATCTGACCGTCTTCATCTTCACTCTGGTGACAAGATTGTTGTATTTAATGGCGGTGGCAACATGGGCGTTACTATTTCATGCAAAGAATACTATAATCCAGCACGTGGTAACTAGGAGAACAGGAGATATGCCCCTTACAACTAAAGGTTCTAAGATTAAATCTGCTATGACTAAGAAGTATGGGGAGAAGAAGGGTGAACAAATCTTCTATGCATCAGCTAACAAAGGAACAATTAGTGGCGTGGAGAAAAAGCAAGAACTCAAGAAAGGTGGGGCAGTTAGAAAAACTCGCAAATCGAAGGTCACTAAAACGAAGAGCAAAAGTAGAGTTAATGAAGCTGGCAACTACACTAAGCCAGCACTGAGAAAAAGATTATTTGAAAAGATTAAAGCTGGCTCACGCGGCGGTAAGCCCGGTCAGTGGTCAGCACGTAAAGCGCAGTTACTAGCCCTTGAGTACAAAAAAGCTGGTGGTGGATATAAAAACTAGTATAGTAATGTTCTGCGTCATATCTGCTAATGCAGTAGAAGTAGAAACAAAAGTGCATGACACGCACGAGTGGATATCAAAATGCCACTTATCTATAACGGAACATGGATTCAGCAACCCCGATGCTCGTTGTTTCTGTGTAAAAGAAGATGATTGAGTTTATACTTGTAGTATATATGAATGGGCAAATACTAAACCAAACACAAAGATTTGCAGACATAGATAAATGTCTGTACTTTGCCACCAGACTGTCCCAACAACGGTCAATACCCCAACCAGACGGTGGCTCAACTAAAATAATAGCCGTATGCAAACCAACCAACAAATGAGGCTAAGAGATGATTGCAGAAACCCTTGCGGGTATCGCACTAGTAAAGAGTGCCGTGGATGGTATTAAATCTGCCATCAATACAGCCAACGACATAGGCGATATTGCAAAGTATGTAGACAATCTACTTGAGGGTGAAAAGCAAGTACAGCAGCAACGGTCTAAAAAATCTGGTTCCAGTATAGGCGACCAGTTTGGTATTCAGTCTGTAGCACAAGAAGTAATAGATGCAAGACTAGCACAAGAAAAAGTGCAGGAGATGCGAACCCTAGTTGATATGCGGTTTGGCCCCGGCACATGGCAAAGCATTGTAGATGAAAGAGCAAAGCGTATACGTGAAGCTAAAGAAGCTGCAGCACAAGCTAGACGTGAAGCAATACAACGTCAAGAAGAAATAATGGAAACAATTAAGATAGCCGCAGGTATAGGCGTAGTAGTTTCTATATCTGTAGGCTTATTCATTTTTCTCTTGACAAATACATAAGATAGTGGTATAACTTAAACATGACATTAAAATCACCACAGAAAAGTTTGAAGGCTTGGACTAAGCAAAAGTGGACAACTAAAAGTGGCAGACCATCCAGTGAAACAGGAGAACGCTATCTTCCTACCGCTGCCATCAAAGCGTTATCGCCGCAAGAGTACGCAGCGACCACTGCTGCTAAAAGAGCAGGAACTCGTGCTGGTAAGCAATTCGTCAGCCAGCCTAAAAAGATACAAAAGAAAACTGCACAGTTCAGAAGAGGTGTGTGATGCTTAATTTATTGATTGGACCTATTGCAGAACTTGCTGGCACATGGATGTCTGGCAAGGTAGAAGAAAAGAAAGCACAAGCAAAGACACGCATAGCCAAAGCTGAAGCTGAAGCTATCGTAATGCAGAAGAAAGCTACTGGTGAGATTGACTGGGATTTGGAGATGGCTAGAGGCTCATCCAACTCTTGGAAAGATGAGTGGCTAACTATTCTTTTCAGTATCCCATTAATATTGGCATTTGTACCCGGCATGGAAGATGTAGTACGTAATGGCTTCGCAAGGCTCAATGAAATGCCTGAATGGTATCAGTACTCACTTGGAGTTATCGTTGCGGCTTCTTTTGGCGTACGTTCAGCTACAAAATTCTTTGGTAAAAAATGACGTACACAATGGAAAAGATTCTAGCGTGGAAAATACTGCCACGTCTTATGATGCTGGCGATGACGTTTATGAGTTATCAGGTAGTTCAGTGGTTCATGGCTCTTGGTCCTGAAGCCACTACGCAGCAGACAGCATTTGTATCTACAGTAGTTGGTGCAATGACTGGTGCATTTGCGGTGTGGATGGGACATGAACAAAAATGAAATATCGCAGAGAACATTTTATTGAAGAGTTAATCAAGCACGAAGGCTTGAAGTTACAAGTGTACAAAGACACTCTTGGAATTGATACTATTGGTATCGGACGAAACCTAGAAGACCGTGGCATTAGCAAGGAAGAGTTGGATGCTTTAGACATTCCTACTATTGACCACATCTATGAATATGGAATCACCGAAGCTGATGCGGTCTATCTAGCAACAAATGACGTACAGATTGTTGAGGAAGAACTGTTACAAGCGCACCCTTGCGTGGACAGGTTAGACTCTGTACGTCAGCTTATATTGATGGATATGGCTTTCAATATGGGTGTGCCACGCTTGTGTAAGTTTAAAAAGATGTGGAACGCTATTCACGAAGAAGATTATCCTACCGCAGCAAAAGAAATGCTTGACAGCAGGTGGGCAAATCAGGTAAAATCACGCGCAACAAAATTAGCTAACGCAATGCATAATGGTGAATTTTAATGGGCAATAAAAACCTTAAAACAATTGCTGCTTCCAGAAAAGGTAAGTTAGTAGTAGGAACAGGACCAACGAAAAAAAGTACAAGTTTTCTTCCGCATAGCGTTGAAGAGAAAGCTAGGATTGCTGCAGCAAATGTATCTAAATTTGTAAAGGGGTTAATGGACTAATGGAAAAATTTAAACCGTGTAAAGGATGTCCTACACCAGCAAACTGTGGTGCTGTAGGCAAGTGTCAAAACAAAGGCAAGTAAATGGCTAGACAACTAACAGAACGGCAACAGAAGTTTCTGGATGTCTTGTTTGATGAAGCTGGTGGTGACATGGTTGCTGCCAAGAAACTGGCGGGGTATGCTGACACTTCTAGCACTGGCGAAATTATTAAAGGTCTTAAAGAAGAGATTCTTGAAGCAACACAAATGTACATGGCTCGTAATGCGCCGAAAGCTGCGATGGCGATGACACATGCATTGTATGACCCGACTGAACTGGGTATTCGTGATAAGATGTCTGCAGCTAAAGAACTGCTTGACCGTGTAGGTTTGGTGAAGACAGAAAAGATGCAGGTAGAAGCAAGTGGTGGCGTCATGCTTATGCCACCTAAAGCTGTAATAGAAGAAGACGATGACTAGAAAAGAATTTACTTTTACATACGGTATTATTGCTTTAGCTACTTTTTTAATTACTATTCAAGGATTACTATAGTGTCGGATAAAAAAACAGTATCTCGTAGAAGTTTTTTAAAAGGTTTAGGTGCAACAGCAGCAGTCGCTACTACAGGTGTTCCTATAAAAACAGGACCAGACAAATTAACTACAATGTCTAATGCGGTTAAATCTCTTTCAAATAAAAGTGTAATGTTACGAAATCAACTAACTGCTTTAGACTTAAAGTCTAGCCGTGGTTTTGCTGGCGGCTATTCTGCATTTTTAGCAGATATGGTAAAAAACAAAGAAATAACAAAAGCGTTTGCTGATAAAGCCCGTAAAGCCTTTAGCAATTCAGAGGAAAGAAAAAATTTAAGACTTGAAACACAAAAACAGTCAGAAAAAATAAGAGAGGAAAAAAATAAAAAATTATCTTCTCTTAGAGATTATGCAACTAAAAATCATCCAAGTGTTTTTATTATGGGTTCTGGCGATATACAGAAATTAAAAGAAGGACAAAAATTAGAAGGTTATAGAAGTGGCACGGGTGTCCCTATGATATCAACCCCAGAGGGTCGGAGTAAAAAGAAAAATACAAAAACACCAACAAAAGTTAAAGGCGGTGGTGGCTCACGTGGTGCAGATGGTATTATTCGTGGATTAGGTAGTGACTTTGATGCGTTGTTTACAAGAAATCGTTTTGGTAATACAGACTATAGAAAAGGCGGCTTGTTCCGCAAAAACAAATGACACGCAGTATAGGCAAGTGGAAGCTACCACAGCCAACAGACATCAAAGAAGAAAATGAATGGATACCTATTCCACGTATTGCACGTACAGTACCATTCGGATATAAGCAGGATGATGAAGACCCCGACATTCTTCAACCTATACCAATTGAATTGGATTTGCTAGAGAAAGCTAGACAGCACGTAAATCAGTACAGCTACCGTGAAGTAGCTAATTGGCTGAGTACACAGACTGGCAGATACATCTCGCATGTAGGTTTGAGGAAACGGTTAAACAATGAGCGAAGACGTAAGAATCAAGCTGCAAGCCTCCGCAAGTGGGCAGAATATGCGAAAACGGCAATCGCCAAAGCGGAAGAAATCAGTAGCCAAAGAACAGGCTCCAAAGCAAACAGCTAAGATTGAAGAAGTTTCATATAAAACACAGAGCATAGAAGAACATGCTAATGTGTTGTTTAAGCCAAACCCCGGACCACAGACGGAGTTCTTGGCTGCAAGTGAAAGAGAAGTTTTGTACGGTGGTTCTGCAGGCGGTGGCAAAAGCTATGCTATGCTTGCAGACCCTTTACGATACATGGGGCATCCACAGTTCAGTGGGCTTCTGCTGCGACACACCACAGAGGAGTTGCGCGAACTTATATTTAAGTCGCAGGAGTTGTACCCGAAAATCTGGCCCGGTATAAAGTGGTCAGAAAGAAAGATGCAGTGGACTGCGCCATCTGGTGCAAGGTTGTGGATGTCCTACCTTGATAGGGATGAGGATGTCTTGCGCTATCAGGGTCTGGCATTTAGCTGGATAGGCTTTGACGAGTTGACACAATGGGCCACACCGTATGCATGGAATTACATGCGGTCACGTCTACGGTCCACTGCAAACGACTTGCCAATTTTTATGAGGGCTACGACCAACCCCGGCGGCAGAGGTCATCATTGGGTTAAGAAGATGTTCATTGACCCTTCGCCGTATAATAGAGCCTTTGATGCAACCGATATTGAAACAACAGAAGTCCTACGATATCCAGCAGGACATAGCAAAGCTGGAAAACCTTTATTCAAAAGAAGATTTATACCCGCAAGACTTTCTGATAACCCATACCTTGCGGAAGCAGGTGATTACGAAGCAATGCTTCTTTCACTTCCCGAACAGCAAAGAAGACAACTTCTTGAAGGCGATTGGGATATCAAAGAAGGAGCAGCGTTTACTGAGTTTGATAGGCGGGTTCATGTTGTTGAACCTTATCGTATACCTAGTAACTGGGTTAAGTTTCGTGCTTGCGATTATGGCTACGGTAGCTATAGTGCTGTTGTGTGGTTTGCCGTTGCGCCTAGCGAACAACTTGTGGTATATAGAGAACTCTACGTTTCTAAAGTCCTTGCCACAGACTTGGCAGATATGATTCTGGATTTGGAAGCGGAAGATGGCAATATTAAGTACGGCGTTCTGGATAGTTCTCTTTGGCATAAGCGTGGTGATACTGGGCCTTCTCTTGCAGAGCAAATGATTAGTAGAGGTTGTCGTTGGCGACCATCAGATAGAAGTAGAGGTAGTCGGGTAGCAGGTAAAAACGAGATACACCGTAGACTACAGATAGATGAGTTTACAGAGGAGCCTAGACTTGTTTTCTTTGATACTTGCACAAACCTCACGGCCCAACTTCCCTCAATACCACTGGACAAAAAGAACCCAGAAGACATTGATACAAAGAGTGAAGACCACTTGTATGATGCTCTTAGATATGGTATAATGTCCAGACCACGGTTTAGTATATTTGACTATGACCCAATGGGTAGACCCGGTGGCGGTATGCAGGTAGCAGACGCAACCTTTGGATATTAAGATGCAAGTTATTTGGACACTATTATTAACTGTTTGTGATACCAGCCACTGTGCTACACAGACTATTCAGTGGTTTGAGGATAAGCCACAGTGTATTGAAATGAAAATACTGCACGAAGATTTGCCGCAAGACGGACATTGGAAGTCAGTAGATTATACCTGCACCATAGTGGGAGCAAAGGAAGTATAATGGATGAAGATGAAATCATGATTGAAGACGATGCTATCGCACTAGAAGATAGTGACGATACATCTGTTTCGGACGTAGACGTAAGTAACATCATCCCATTTATTATGGAACGCTATAAGCGGTCTGAAGACTATAGGTATCAGGACGAAGAACGCTGGCTAAAAGCCTACCGCAATTATCGTGGTTTGTACGGTCCCGATGTTCAATTTACCGAAACAGAAAAATCTCGTGTCTTTATTAAAGTCACAAAAACTAAGACGCTGGCAGCATACGGGCAGATTGTTGATGTTCTGTTTGCTAACCAGCGTTTTCCTTTATCTGTAGAACCAACGGAGTTGCCTGAAGGTGTGGTTGCCGATGTACATTTTGACCCTCAAGAACCAGAACAATTGCGTGGTGAAACTGCTCTTTCCAGTCCCTACGGTTTTGCAGGGGATGGCATGGACTTCCCAGCAGGTGCCACGGCACAAACTCTTCAAGAAAAACTTGGGGTGTTGGAAAACAAACTTGAGCCAGTACAAGATAAACTAAAAGAAGGTCCGGGTAAAACACCTACCGCTATTGCATTTAGCCCAGCTATGATTGCTGCAAAGAAAATGCAAAAGAAAATACATGACCAGCTAGAAGAGTCAGGTGCAAATAAACATCTGCGTAATGCTGCATTTGAGATGGCATTATTTGGTACTGGTGTTATGAAGGGGCCATTTGCCCTCGACAAAGAATACCCTAACTGGAATGACGATGGTGAGTATGACCCATTGTTTAAAACAGTGCCACAAGTAAACCATGTATCTGTTTGGAACTTCTATCCAGACCCAGATGCAAACAACATGGATGAAGCACAGTATGTAATTGAACGTCATAAGATGTCACGTACACAACTGCGTAACCTAAAGAAGCGTCCATACTTCCGTGGTGAAGTTATTAATGAAGTAATTGCTATGGGTGAGAACTACACCAAGCAATACTGGGAAGATGACTTGGCTGACTATGCACCAGAGCATGGCGTTGACCGCTTTGAAGTGCTTGAGTATTGGGGCATGGTGGATACAGACTTGCTTGAAGAGCAGGGTGTAGATATTCCAAAAGACTTGAAAGAGTTTGACGAACTGCAAGCCAACGTCTGGATTTGTAATGGCAAACTACTTCGCATGGTTCTTAATCCATTCAAGCCATCTAAAATTCCATATGCTGCTGCGCCATACGAACTGAACCCATACTCATTCTTTGGTGTTGGTATTGCAGAAAACATGGATGATACACAAACACTAATGAATGGCTTTATGCGTATGGCTGTTGATAATGCTGTACTGTCAGGAAACTTGATTGTAGAGGTAGATGAAACAAACTTGGTGCCGGGTCAAGACTTGTCACTGTATCCGGGTAAAGTATTCCGTAGACAGGGTGGCGCACCGGGCCAAGCTATCTTTGGTACAAAGTTCCCAAATGTGTCACAAGAGAACATGATGCTATTTGACAAAGCACGTGTACTTGCAGATGAAAGCACTGGCTTCCCATCATTTGCACACGGACAGACAGGTGTGCAGGGCGTAGGCAGAACAGCCTCTGGTATCTCAATGTTGATGGGTGCTGCGCAGGGTAGCACAAAGACTGTCATTAAAAACGTAGACGATTATTTGTTGCGTCCTTTGGGTGAAGGTTTCTTCCGTTTCAATATGCAGTTTGATTTTGACCCAGAGATTAAAGGTGATTTAGAAGTTAAAGCACGTGGTACAGAAAGTCTGATGGCTAACGAAGTACGTAGCCAAAGATTGATGCAGTTCTTGCAAATTGCAAGTAGCCCTGCACTCGCACCCTTTGCTAAGTTCCAATATGTAATACGTGAGATTGCAAAGTCTATGGACTTAGACCCCGACAAAGTTACCAACAATATGGATGAAGCTGCACTGCAAGCAGAAATTATGAAGGGCTTTCAACAGCCAGCAGGACCAGAGCAGGGTAGCATGACGCCAACTCCGGGTGCTGATGCAATGGACCCAACAGGCGCAGGTGGTGGCAATGTAGGTACAGGTCAAGTTCCAGTACCGGGCGAACAAGGATTTAGTGCAAATGGACAAGGAAATACTCAGCAAGCTGAAGCCAATAGTCAGCAACAGCCGCCAGTGGGACAACTTCAATAAATATTTAGATGTGCTGATTGACCAGCAACATCGTACATTAGAGCAAGGCGATAACACAGTTTTAATGCATCGTGCGCAAGGAGCGATTGCTGTGTTGCGTAGCATTAAAACATTAAGGGATGCAGTCAATGGCTAAACGCACGGCAGAACAAATGGAACTTTTTGAGCCAGTAGAACGTGGCTTTAATGAGGGTGGAGATACGTCTTCCGCTAAAGATGCGGCTATGCAAGATTTACAGTCTAGTGCAGCAGATAAAAAAGCAGCTAGAAAAGACCAATTTGATAAGTTAACTGATATGTTAATGTCTGGCGAAATAAAAGATATGCCAGAAGAAAAACAACAAAAATTTATTAAGCTATATAAAATGATGAAAAGCCAAGGCTTCAATGAGGGTGGCCTTATGGACGAAGGTGGTATGGTTGACGAAGAGTCAGGTAACGAAGTACCACCCGGCTCATTACGTGAAGAAGTACGTGATGATATTCCTGCTCAACTGAGTGAAGGTGAGTTTGTTTTTCCAGCAGATGTGGTTCGTTATCATGGACTAGATAAAATGATGGCTTTAAGAGATGAAGCTAAAGCTGGTCTACAAAGAATGGAAGCAATGGGACAAATGGGTAATGCGGATGAAGCTACTATTCCTGATGGTGTTCCTTTTAACATGGATGATTTAGAAACTGAAAATGAACAAGGAGAATTAAATTTTCAAGTTGGTGGTTTTGTAAATCCAATGCAACCTCAACAGCCGCAGATGCCATACGGAAGTCCTACTCAAGTTAATCCAAACACTGGTACATATAATATTTCTGGTTCTGGTATTTCGGGATATTTAATTCCTTCAGGCGGTCAAACAGGTTATGTGCCTTATGGCGGTGCTGCTCCGTACTATCAGCCCGTCCAATTTACAGGTCCACAGTTTACTACGGCAACACAGACTACTAACATACCTACGTTTGCTGAAACTGTTGGGGACCGTTACCCCGGAACTTATGAAAGCTACACTTGTACAAATGATGCAGGTCAGACAAGAACAATTCCACACATAGATGGAAAACCACTATATCCTATTCCAGAGGGTTTCGTGTGTCGTGCGCCGGGTTCTGAACAACCTGCCCCACCGCCTGATGATACCTCAACCGCACCAACAACGGTAGTACAACAAGACGATAGTGGCGGTGGTGATGGTCCGGGTTTTGACGATGTATCAACTGGTGTATCTACGGCTAAAGCAATGTCTTCTTTAGGCTTTACAAAGTCCGATGAATCTGTTCATTCAAATGCATTTGGTGGTCATGCCACTTTTGGTACATCAAATGAGGCACTAAGAGCAGCAACATTGGAACAAGCAAAAGCACAATTAGGTAGTTTATCTCCCTATGGTGCAGTAATGGAAGCTGCAGGACTTACAGGATTTACCGCTAATGATGTTGCTGTTGCTGGTAATTTAGGACAACAAGCGGCTTTATCTGCTATGGGATTACATAGTAATAGCCAACTTAATTTTAGTGAACAAGCTACTATGCTTGGTAATGTTATTTCAGCCGCACACGAAGCTGCTAAAAAAGGCCAAGATGTAGCTGCAGCTATTGAAGCCGCTATAGCAAGCCCTGAACATCAAGCTGCTATTACACAAAGTGCTATATCGCATATGCAAGATTTAGGATACACTTCTTCACAAATTAATGACCCTGCTGCTGTAGCTAAAGCCGCCGCCGCTTATGGCGCACAAGTTGCAGGTTTACAGGCACAGGCAAATGAAGTTCAAAGCAAGGGTACTGTTAGGTCAGCTTTAACAAACGAGCCTGTAAGAGATAGAGACCAAAATCCCGTTATGACTGCTAAAGCACGTGCGCAATTAAATGCTATTAATGCACAAATTGCTAGACAAACAGCAAAAGCAAAAGCTATCGCTGTCCAAGACCCTAAAGCAAAAGCAGCTATGGCTAAAGGAAATGTTGAAAGAGCTGACGCTGTATTTGGCACACCTACACAAGCAGATGTTGATAGGGCATTTGCAGCTGCAGATGCAGCCTCAAGGTCAGATGATGCCGATGAGTTTGGTAACATTGCTGATGACGGAAGTCAACCGTCACAAACATCTTCTGGTATGGATGCACAAGGTACAGGCACAGGAATGAATGAAGGACAAGACAGTGGCTCTGACAGTGGCTCTGATAGCGGTTCCAGCGGCACTTATATTTGTACCGCATCTTATGCCAATGGAATAATTTCATATGCAGACTTGACTCCTCTTAAAAAATATGGTATTCTACTGCGTAGAAATGACCCATATCTAATGAAAGCATATGATTGGTTTGGCCCTAAACTAGCATCAAAGGTAAAAGCTACTGGATGGACAGCTAAACTATCTAATCTTGCTACTTCGTATTACACAGCAAGATATACTAACACACTTTCTGCAAAACAAAAAGTTTACGATAAAGTAACGCAAGCATTTGTTTGGCCTACATTAAGATTTATGGGATGGGTATTAACAAAGGTAAACAAGTAATGTTTAATCCGTTTGAAAGTAGAATTAAAACTGTTCAGTATATATTCTACGTAAATCTTTTAGTATCTGGAAGCTATCTATACCTTTATGGAATAACTACAGCGCAAGCTAGTATTGCTGCAGTTGTATTTATTTTGATGAATATTATTGGCATGATTATGACTTTTCATAGATACTACAGCCATAAGTCCTTTGAGTTTAAGTATGAATGGCTTCGTAAATTATGTACTATGTTTGGTTTGCTATCTTGTTCTGGCTCTCCTATTGGTTGGGCAGGTATACATAGAATGCATCACAAATTGTCTGACACAGATGAAGACCCACATAATGCACAAGATGGTTTTTTGAAAATGGTTACATTGCAGTATCGTGTTAACTTTTCTCCAAAAACTGTAGTGGATTTACTTAAAGATAAATTTCTTGTAACTATGCATAAGTATACTTTTCTTCCGGCTTTTATATATTCAATTAGTTTGTTTGTGTTGTTTGGTTTTACGGGTTTAGTTATGGGTTTCTGTCTTCCTGCCTGTTGTACACTTATTTCACAAGGACTGACTAATTATGTAAATCATTCAGAAGATGCTGTAGGTAATCACAAAGCATCTAATGTATGGTGGATAAACATAATCAGTTGGGGAGATGGCTGGCATAAAAATCATCACGATAGTCCTAGAAACTACACTACATCAAACAAATGGTATCAGATAGACCCGACAGGATGGCTTATAAAACACATTATGTCTAAGAAAGGTTCAGCTTATTATGGATAGAGAAGAATTTATAGCACAACTTCAAAGTGAGATACGTGCTAGGTTTCAAGAATTGTCGGAAGAAGAACAAGATACTTTACGACAGATTAAAGGTACAGCTTTCGCGGCTGTGCTAAGAAAAGTATTTGGTGCTGAATTATTGGCTGGTTTGCAAGTAGCAGACCCTCGCAATATTCCAACACCAAGACGTGGTTTAGGTACACGATAAACACCTAGTATGTTGGCTACCTAATCCCCCACCCCGGCGTGGCTACGGTTGGCCCCAACGAAAGGAAGTACAATGGCGGAACAAGCTATTATGGCTGAAGAAATGCAGTCACCAAAAAAAGTTGCGTTTGCAAATCGTAAATACACTAACGAAGAAAAACGCAAGATGGAAGAAGAAGAACTAGAGCAGCTTCTAAAAGAACAAAAGGGTGAAGTAGAAGAACAACCCGAAGAACAAGAAGCGGAACCTACAAACGCAGAAGAGAAAACATTTAAGAAGCGTTATTCTGATTTGCGTAGGCACCAGCAACAACAGGCTGAAGAGTTTAAGAAAGAAATAGAAACACTTAAATCTCAACTCAGCCAAGCTGCACAGAAAAAAATGAAACTGCCTAAGTCTGACGAAGACATTGAACAATGGGCAAAAGATTATCCAGATGTAGCAGCTATCGTTGAAACAATTGCTATGAAAAAAGCACGTGAGCAATCATCTGCTCTTGAAGAACGTATGAAAGCAATTGATGAGTTGCAGTCTAGTGCTACTAAAGAAAAAGCTGAAGCAGAACTAATGCGGTTACACCCTGACTTTGGTGACATCCGTGACAGTGATGAGTTTCACGAGTGGGCAGAAGAGCAGCCTAAGTGGGTACAAGATGCACTGTATGACAATGACAATGACGCACGTTCTGCTGCTAGAGCCATTGACTTGTACAAAGCTGACATGGGCATTGCTAAAACAAAACCTAAGTCAGATAAAGCTGCAGCCAAGTCTGTATCTACAAAAGACTCACGTAGTAAGCCACAGGAAAATGAGGCAACCTCGTATCTCAAAGAGTCTGCTGTACAAAAAATGTCACCGCAAGAATATGAAAAGCGGTCTGACGAAATCATGGAAGCTATCCGTTCTGGTAAGTTTATCTATGATGTATCTGGCTCTGCTAGATAAAAATGTAAAAAAGTGTTGACAAGTAGTTATTTATAAGTATAACTATAGTCAGATTAGTGTAACTGTATAGCGCAATATGGTTACACTACCATTCGCAAACAGCCAAGTCTTACGGATTACCTGACGAACATGGCCCGTTGAATGGCAGGGCGGCCACCCTCCAGAATACGCACCCAATGTGAATCAGCCTCCTGATTAGTCTTGCGAGTTTGTATCTGTAAAATGCTAAATAGGAGATAACATAATGGCATTTACTACTGCTAGTGGTTATGGTAATCTTCCTAACGGTAATTTTTCTCCCGTAATTTACAGCAAACAGGTGCAACTTGCTTTCCGCAAGTCTGCTGTTGCTGAAGCAATCACCAACTCTGACTACTTTGGTGAAATTGCTGCTATGGGTGATTCCGTTAAGATTATCAAGGAACCCGAAATCACCGTTAAGGCTTACGCCCGTGGTACAACCATCACGCCGCAAGACCTTGACGATGAAGATTTCAGCCTGACAATTGACAAAGCTAACTACTTTGCATTTAAGGTTGATGACATTGAAGAGGCACACAGCCACGTAAACTTCCAGTCTCTGGCAAGTGACCGTGCTGCGTACCGTTTGGCTGACCAATTTGACCAAGACGTTCTTGGTTATATGTCAGGCTACAAACAGTCTGCTTTGCATTCTAATGCGGATACCGTTAACGATGTTGTAAACGGTACTAACGCTGTTGGTTCTGCAACTGACGAACTGCTTGCATCAATGAAGTTGGACGCATCTGACTTCTCTGACGGTGCAGGTTCAGTAGGTTCAGCAGGTTACGCAATTGCTATCCAGCCTCGTACTGGTGGTGCAACTGACGCAACCCCTGCTGCTGGTGATACACACCCATTGACTTTGATTGCACGTATGGCTCGTCTTCTTGACCAGCAAAACGTGGACTCACAAGGTCGCTGGATTGTTCTTGACCCAGTGTTCATGGAAGTATTGAAGGACGAAGATTCTCGTCTGTTCAACGCTGATTTTGGTGGTTCTGGTCTGCAAAATGGTCAGATTTCTACTCAAATCCACGGCTTCCAAGTGTATCAGTCTAACAACTTGCCTTCAGTTGGTACTGGTCCGTCATTCGCTGGCGCGAACAGCAACACCAACTACGGTGTGATTGTTGCAGGACATTCTTCTGCTGTTGCAACTGCAGAGCAGATTAATAAGACTGAAACTTACCGCGACCCGGACAGCTTCGCTGATATTGTCCGTGGTATGCATCTGTATGGTCGCAAGATTCTCCGTCCAGAGGCTCTTGTTAATGCCATCTACCACTTGGCGTAAGGGAGACTTAAACAATGGCTACAATTACTTCATTGCTTAAAGCCGCTACTGGTAACTCCCAGCGTGGTCGCAACCCATACATGGTTGAAAACACAATTGACATCGTGGCTACTACTGTAGACCCATCGTCAGGTGATGTTGTTCAAGCAATTACTATTCCTGCAGGAACCAAAATTTTGGCTGCTGGTGTAGAAGTTGTTGAAAGCGCAACCATGAATACAGGCACAGACGCAACAGTAACACTTGGTGCTGCTGATGCTGATGAGTATGTAACTGCATTTGACATTGACGGTGCGTCTGATGGGGATTACGCCCCTAGCGTGACTGTCTCTGCTGATGTTGTTCTTGCTTCTGCAGACACTCTTGACCTTACCTTCGCAGGTACAGGTGCATCATTCACTGCTGGTAAACTTCGTGTTTATGCCATCATGATGGATGTAAGTTCACAGGGTGATACTTCTGCTAACGAAGTAGACCGTGACACACTCGCCTAACATAACGTGATGGGGCAGGGCAACTTGCCCCTTCACTTTCATTAAGGATATAACATGGCATATGATTTTCTTGGCTTAGTAAATGCAGTGAACAGAAGGCTGAATGAGGTAGAACTCAGTTCAGCTAATTTTGCTTCAGCTACAGGCTTTTACTCACAGGCTAAAGATGCAGTCAATGCCTCTATTAGATATTTAAATCAATCAGAATACTTTTGGCCCTTTAATCATAACACGCAAGAAACAACATTAGTTGCTAATACAAGCCGCTATGCTTTTCCTGCAGATGCTAAAGTAATTAATTTTAACTCTTTTCGTATTAAAGAAAATAGTTCTCTTGGTAATGCTACAACACGCATTACAGAAATTGCTTACGAAGATTACTTAGATAGATATGTAGAACAAGAGTATAGCACATCTACTGGTCAGGGTGTACCTACACAGGTAGCACAAGCACCTAACTTAGAGTTTATTATGACACCAGAGCCAGACAAAGCGTATGAACTGGTATATGAGTATTATAACTTTCCAACCGATTTGTCTGCAGCAACAGACGTTCCAACAATTCCAGAAAGATTTCAACACATTATTGTAGATGGTGCAATGCACTACGGTTATCTGTTTAGAGGTAACACACAAGATGCGTTGGTAATGAAAGAAAAATTTGACGAAGGTATTAAGCATATGCGTTCACAACTTATCAATAGAACACCATACGTAAGGTCGTATATGCTTACTGGTGCTACAGGTGGAGCAAGTACAGGCTTCGGTATTTAAGAGGCTATCACAATGGATGCATGGCAAACCTATCCAGTTGAGTTTCGTGGTGGTCTTATAACAAACCTTTCTCCTCTGCAGCAAGGTACAAACGCACCGGGAAGCGCAAGGATACTACGTAACTTTGAACCTTCTGTTGAGGGTGGTTACAGACGTATCGAAGGGTATGATAAGTACGACAGTGCTATTATTCCACCCTATGGCGCACCTGTAGTACACGGTGATGGACAGAGTGGCACAGGGCTTATACTAGCTGCCATACACACTACACCACAAGCTGGAGATGTATTCTCGTTAGATGGTGGTTTAGTAGCAGGTGCTACGCAGACAGGTACATCACTAGACGTAGATGGATTGGATGTTGCACCCTCTGCTAATGATACTTTTACTATTGACGGTGATACAACTGTATATACTGTCAGTGCCGCTACTGCTTTAGTAGGAACAGCATCAACGCTGACTATTAGTCCAGAACTAACGGTATCACCTGCTGACAATGCAGTGCTTACATTTAGATATACTATTGCATCTGGCGGTGTAACATTTGATGCTACAAATAATAGGGCAACGCTTACACTAGATGAAACAATGGTTGTTAATCCATCTAATGGAGATACAGCTACATTCATAAGCACTACATCTAATTATCTTGCACTTGGTCTAGCGGCATGGGAAGACAGTGCAATTGTTTGTAAGAACGCTGACATATTTAAAACTGGCGGCAGTGGCTTTACAAAAATTAACGTGCCTGATTATGGCACACCACTTGTAAACGGCGGCAGTCAAACTGGTACAAGTCTAGCAATTGACGGTTTGGATTCTGCTCCACAGGCAGGTGACGCATTTAAAATTGCTGGCGTAGATTTAATATACACAGTCACAGCAAACGCAACAGTAACATCAGGCGGTGCTACACTAGCAATAAACCCAGCACTTGCAAGTAGTCCAGCAGACAATGCAGTAATTACTTTTTTATCAACAAGCAGAGAAAGTGCCAACAAAACTAGATTTGCTAAATATAACTTTAACGGCACAGAAAAGATTGCAATTGTTGATGGGCTAAACGAGCCAGCATTATATGACAATGCCACGTTTCAAGTATTACTAGATGCACCTGCAGATGTTATAGGTGCTACATTTGTAGCGGAAGTTAAGAACCATTTATTTTTTGCTAAAGGTACAACAGTAACATTTACTGCGCCATATACAGACACAGATTTTTCAGTAGCGAATGGTTCAGGCAGTATAAATGTTGGTGGCACGATTACTGCACTGACGGTATTTAGACAACAACTTATTATCTTTACCGAAAACAGTATCCATCAGCTAACAGGCACTACTATTGCAGACTTTTCACTGCAGCCGATTACAGTAGACATTGGGTGTATTGATTCAGATACTGTACAAGAAATAGGTGGTGACGTAATGTTTCTTGGCCCAGACGGGTTGAGACTACTTAGCGGAACAGATAGAATAGGCGACTTTGGATTAGCTTCCGTATCTAAAACAATTCAAAGTACAATGACAGGTTTTATTTCTTCTAACACGTCATTTACAAGTTGCGTAATTCGTGAGAAGTCACAGTACAGAATACTTGGTTATAACAATAATATTACGCAAGAAAATGCTCAAGGTATATTGGCAACCCAGTTTGCGCCTCAAGGTGGTGAGGGCATGGCTTGGGCAGAGACACGGGGTATACGGGCTTACGTAGCGGATAGTGACTACAACCAAAATGTAGAAGTGGTACTGTTCGCAAATAATGATGGCTACTTATACCAAATGGAAAGTGGCAACTCGTTTGATGGCACCAATATTCAAACAACATTTGCTACACCGCATTTGCCAATTAGTGACCCACGTAAACGTAAAACATTTTATAAATTGTTTTTGTATACTGACCCGCAAGGTAGTGTCGCATTTAATGTAAGTTTGAAGTTAGACTTTGATAGTCAGGGTACAATTCAACCCGCACCAATTAGCATATTGAATACGCAGGGTACTGTTGGTTTCTTTGGTAGTGGTACATTTGGTATTACACGGTTTGGTACAAAGCTGCTTAAACTATTTCAGACGCAAGTTGTTGGTTCAGGATTTACAGTGTCATTTCAGTTTGAATCAAATGACCAAAACCCACCATATTCAATTGATGCACTGACAGTTGAATATGGATTAAACGATAGAAGGTAAAAACTATGGGAACAGGCTACACTAGAAACGATACCATTAACAACATTGCTGATGGTAACATTATTAACGCTGCTGACTTTGATGGTGAATATGATGCCATTGAAGCTGCGTTTAACAGTAGCACAGGACACTCGCACGATGGTACGTCAGGCGAGGGTGGTCCAGTTACTGTGCTTGGACCTGCCCAAGACTTTGTAGCAAGCACTACAGATATTAAACCTAAAACAAACAATACACTTGATATAGGAACTACTGGCCTCAAGTTTAAAGATATGTACCTAGCTGGTACAGCTAATCTTGCAGATGTAACTACCACTGGCGATGTTACGCTCACAGGTGCAGCCTACAATATTGTGTTTGATGCCAGTGACAACGCACTAGAGTTTGCTGACAACGCTAAAGCTGCTTTTGGTGACGCTACTACTCCAGATTTACAAATCTATCACGATGGCACAGATAACTATATTGAATCTAATGCAGGTGAACTATATATACAGGGTGATGGCATTACACTTCGTAGTGACACCGACACCGAAACTTATATTACAATGGATAAAGATGGTGCAGTAGAACTGTACTACGACAACAGTAAAAAGTTTGAGACAACAGCAACAGGTGTTGCTATTACAGGCAGTCTTGCACTAGACGGTATACACCTTGATGACAACGAAAAAATTACGTTTGGTGATAGTGTTACACCTGACTTAGAAATATATCATAATGGTCTTCATAGTTGGATACAAGATACAGGCACAGGAAATCTTTATATTTCTAGTAATCTGTTACAATTTCAAAATGCTGCTAATACAGAAGCACTAGCTACATTTACAGAAGGTGCTGGTTCTGAATTTTATCATGCTAATGCACTAAAACTTGCTACAGATGCTGATGGCGTAAACGTAACTGGTCAAATTGATATTAGCACAGACTTAAATGTTACAGGCGATGCTGATATTGGTGATGACCTTTCCCTGTCATCAGATGCTGCTGTTATTAACATTGGTGCTGACGGTGATGTAACTTTAACACATGAAGCAGATACAGGTATTCAAGCTAAAGCAGCATCCGGTTTTGAACTTAACCTGCAAACAGGTGATACGGCAGTTGAGTCAGGTGAAATACTTGGTAAGATTACATTTAATGCACCAGATGAAGCTAGTGGTGGAGATGCTATTCTTGATGGTGCAGCTATTGAAGCTGTAGCAGAAGATACTTTTGCTACTGCCGTAAATACAACAGCACTTGTATTTAAAACAAACACATCAGGTGCAGCAACAGAACGTATGCGTATTAAAGGCGATGGTACAATCGTCATGGACACGCAAGTTGACATTGATAATATTACTATTGATGGCAACACAATTAGTAGTACAGACACCAACGGTAATATCATTCTTGCTACCAATGGTACTGGTGACATTGTAGTTAATGACGATATTATCAGCACCACAACGAATCAAGACATTACACTTACACCAAATGGTACAGGTTCTGTAGACATTAGCAAGTTAAAGATTGCTTCTGGCGCGACAGCCATTACATCTATTCTTGATGAAGATGACTTAACATCAGATAGTGATACTGCTCTTGCTACACAACAATCTGTTAAAGCGTATGTAGATGGTCAAATTGCTGGCGGGTCATTTACAGGCGGTATTACAGTAAGCGGTGGTGATATACAGCTTGCCCATGATAATGCTGTTGACTTTAAAGATTCTACAGACACATTTAGAGTTGCGTTAAAGAAAAGTGCAGACCCAACAGCAGACCATGATATTACACTGCCAAATGTAACTGGTAAAGTTATCACAACAGGTAACACAGAAGAACTAGCCATAAATGGTTTAACTGCTTTAGCTGACCCGATTGCAGATGCAGATGAAATGATTGTATATGATGCTTCTGGTGCAGTAAATGTAAAAGCAACATTTTCTCAAATTAAAACATACTTAACAAGCGCAGGGTTTTCCACAGACGACCCCACCGCATTAGCAATAGCACTTGGATAAAAAAGTGCTTGACAAAACATTATAATTGTGGTATAATTATAGTGTTATAAGCCTCAATTGAAGGAGACTAACAAATGGCAAACGATGCCTCAGTAACCGTACAGGCAACGGTATTGCCTGATGAAATTGCAAGCGTAATTTCTGGTAGCATGACTGTTACACCAGCAGACGCTAACGATAAATGGTATTACAAAAAGACTGACGTACAAACAACGACTGCAGACTTAATTGCAGGTAATTACATTGATTATGATGGTGTAAATACTGGTACTGGTATGACTGCTATTGATGCTGCAGCAGACACAGTTAAATTTTTGTTTGTTAAAAATACAGATGCAAACAATGCTATTTATCTTTCTTTGAATGGTGCAGCAACAAAAGCAGCAACAGAAATTAAACTAGCTGCTGGTCATTCTATTGCGATTAGCCCTAACTTGACGCTTGTACAAAATGTTGAAGCTATTTCAGACACAGCGGAAGTTACTTGCATTGTCGCTGCTTTAATTGACGACACAGCGTAAGGAGTAAACAATGGCTAATACTTTTAAAGTAAAGACGTTTGATGGCTCTAGCACTGGTGCTAACGCAGCTATGAACGTGTATACTGCGCCAGCGTCTACTACTACTGTTGTTATTGGCCTAACAATCGCTAATACATCCAGCAGTCAGATACTTGTAGATATTAAACTGGCTGCTGGTGCTACTGTGTTCTTAGCAAAAGATATTCCTATTCCTGCTTCATCATCATTTGAATACATGGCAGGTAATAAGATTATCATGGAAGCTACGCACACTATTAGTGTCATCTCAGATACAGCCAATAGTGCTGATACAACTTTGAGCATTATGGAGATAACTTAATGCCATATATTGGTAACACACCTGCTACACAGTTTGCTTCTCTTACATATCAAGATTTAACAGGTGAAAGTGGTACAACTTTTACTCTTGATAGTCCAGTAGGTAGCGCACAGGATATCGAAGTATTTGTAAATAATGTTCGTCAAGAACCGGGTGTAGCATATAACATCACTGGCTCTACTGGTCTAACTATGACAGGAAGCATTGCATCTACTGATGATTTCTACGTTGTGTTTCAAGGTAAGTCTATAGGTACAGTAAGTCATCCCTCTGGTAGTGCGCTTGAAGCAAGTACTGGTACGTTTAGCAGTGGAGTTACAGCCACAACAGGTACGTTTAGCAGTGCTTTATCTGCTACAACAGGTACGTTTACTGGCGATGTTTCAACTACAGGTGATTTTAAACCTACTGGCAAAGAATACTTCCACGTTGATTTAACAACTAACCAAAGTGGACTTGGTGATGATACTGCACATATTGTCGATTTTGGTGGTAGCGGTACTGTAAAGTACGACACCAAATCCAATTTCGACAGTGCAAATGATGCTTATCTTCTTGATAGCAGTGATGGTGTTTATTTAATTTCTTATTCAATAGGTTTTAAATCAACGGCTGTAACTACAGAAACAATGCAAGACGCTGGTGCAGTGGTACGCATTGCAACGGACGGCACAACATTTGCTGATGTAAACGGTAGCGGCGCACATTTAATGACTGACTCAAACAATGAAGTTGGTTCAATAACACTTAGCGGAACTTTTATTTATAAGTCTACCACCGCAACAACCAAAGTGCATCTTTATGGTTACGCAAATATGGCAGGAGCAAATTATAACATGAACCATGAGGTTGAAAACCTAATAAATAGTACGATTACTTTTGGTGCAACTGCCAGACCGACTTTTCTATCTATCGTGAGGATAGCTTAATGGCACTTTCAAAATTAGATGCAGACAGCATTGATTTAACAGATGACTATACGTTTACTGGCACTGTAACAGGGGCTGGTGGCGGTAAGGTGTTGCAGGTAAAGTCTTTTGAATTAACCGACCAATTCAGTTTTAGTACTAATGCAACTTGGACGGATATTACTGGTTTAGATAACTGTTCTATTACCAAGTCTGATGCGGCAAATTATGTCCTTATCCAGATTTCTATAGGTGCGTGGGACGCTAATACAACTAATACTAGGCGTGGCATCCGATTAAGACGTAATAGTTCTGCTTTGGCAGATGCTACTAATGTTGGCAATAGGCAAAGTGGTATCATGCTAATTATCGACCATCAGTACAATCGCCCAAAACCTGTAGCATTTAGTTACTTAGACAAAACTGGGACAGACACAACTGTAACCTACGGCATCCAAGCACGGCATGAGTCAGGAACGACCTTTATCAATTCGTCGTCTACAGATGACAATATTTCAGGTTATTACCGTGGGTCTAGTACGATAATTCTTACAGAAATAGAGGCATAACCAATGCAACACGAAGCAATTTACGCACTCTACAGCAATGTATCTTCAATCATTGGCGATGGGCCTGACGCTGTTGCTAGGGATGCCGATGGCAACATTGTATCTTTGGATGCCTCTGCGGTAACAACCAAAGAAGCTGAGTTGCTGGCGGCTTATAAGCTGGACGAATTACGCACAGAGCGTAACCGTTTAATTGCAGAGACTGACTGGTGGGATATGTCTGATACGCCGACAATGACTTCGGCTCAGATTACCTACCGCCAAGCCCTTCGTGATATCACGAACACATATAGTAGCCTAGATGATGTAGTCTGGCCGGAGAAACCATAATGGCATACATAGGTAAATCCCCAACAGCCGTGAGGGTAGATAGATGAGTGAAGCAAGAGAAACCGCAGATTTATATCCTAGCATTGTTGAGGGCGTAGGTAGTGGCACAGGCAATTTTTACCGCACTGGCACTTTTGTTCCTGTTTGGTCATCTGATGATGCAACAGATGTAACAGCATCAATAACCACAGGCACATACCAAGTACAACATGGGGTTTATATAAGAATTGGTGATTTAGTGTTTTATCAAATTCATATTAAATCGCCTACTACTTGGACATATACAAACGGTGGTGCTACTGGACAGAGCGTTCGTCTAGTCGGTTTACCCTTCACTTCAGCAAGTTCTAACGGTGCTTCTGAACAGTGGTCTGGCAGTGTAAGTTTTTTTGATAATATAAGTTTTACAGCATCCTATTCCTTAAAACCCTTAGTGAGAAATAATACCGATTACATAAGGTTTTATTACAATTCTGGAAACACTTCTAGTAGGTTTCTAACCACATCAATAGACGAAGCCGATTCTGAAGTTTTTGTCACTGGAACATATAGAACAGAGGATGCGTAGATGACTGACCTAACAACAGAAAAACAAAACAGAGGTGAACGCAATCGTTTACTTCATGAAACAGATTGGTGGGGTGCATCAGATAATACAATGACTGCGGCACAGACTGCATACCGCCAAGCGTTGCGTGACTTACCAGACCACGCTAACTGGCCTGACCTAGCGGCTAGTGATTGGCCTACTAAACCATAAGGAAAAGCTATGCCATACATAGGTAAATCACCAACAGGTTCAGGCGTTAGACAACGCTATCACTTCACTGCTACTGGCGGTGAAACATCACTGTCTGGCGCAGATGACAATAGCAAAACACTGAAGTTCACTGACGGTGAATATGTTGATGTATACCTCAACGGTATCCTGCTTGTGCAAGGCACTGACTATGGCGTAGGTACAGCCAACACAATCAGCAGCCTAGCCGCCCTGTCTAGCGGTGACATTGTAGAAGTTGTAGTGTATGACATTTACAATGTAGCTAAGATTAACAGCGAGGCTGTTCGTGCAAGACACTATTACACAGCTACAGGTGGTGAGACATCTATTGGTACTGCACAGATAGCTGGCCTGTCCTTTGCTGCCAACGCTGAGATTGACGTAAGTCTAAACGGTATTTCACTTGTAGCTGGTACAGACTACAACACCACAACGGCAAACACTGTAGGTGGTCTGTCTGCGCTGACTGCTGGGCAGGTAGTTGAGATTGTTATATATGAGAAGTTCCAGCTTGCTGACACAGTAAGTAAGGCAAGTGGTGGTACGTTTAATGGCGGTGTTACATTTACCAGTGCAGCTACAGCTACTGGCGGCCTAAACGTAGGCACAATCAAAGATGCTACTGGCACAACTACAGCTATGACTATTGATAGCAACGGTCTAATCCAGCCAAAGCAAATAGCGTTTCAAGTAGCAGCGACTGATATTGACCAATCGATATCCGCTTCAACGAATACAATAATACAATTTAATTCTACGCCTGAGTTTGATACTGGTGGGTATTGGGACGCTACAAATCATAGATATACACCACAAGTTGCTGGTTGGTACTTTTTTAGCGGTGCAATTAGATTGGTAATGAGTACCATCAATGGTGTTCTTAGTTTGAATGTTTCTAAAAACGGTTTAACTACTGCGGATAATCTTTTAAGAATACAGCTACAGTATGATGGTGACAGATTGTATAATGGTAATTATCCGTTGCCTAGTGGGATGCTACATTTAAATGGTTCAACTGATTACGTTGATGTATTTATCAATACAGAAGAAGCATCGACTGCAAGTGACCAAGTTAACGTTAAATCATTTTTTAGCGGCTTCTTAGTACACGCAACTTAAGGATAAAGATATGAGCAGAGCCAGAGACTTAGCAGATTTAGGTGGTAGCGCAGATGCGGGTGGCCTGACAGGTCGCAACCTCATTATTAATGGTGCGATGACTGTGGCACAGCGTGGCACCAGTAGCACAACCAATGGTTATGGAAGCGTTGATAGATTTGAAAATAGTTATAGTGGTGGCACTGTAACAGGTTCACAGGAAAGTTTAACATCAAGTGATGCGCCTTATGCGTTGGGTTTTAGAAATTACTTTAGACAAACAAATACAGCTACCACATCTGGTGCCGCTGATTATCGGCAACTAATTCACAAAATTGAATCGCAAAACATTGCTAAATCTGGCTGGAATTACACAAGTACAAGCAGTTATATAACAGTTAGTTGCTGGGTTCGTTCAAGTGTTGCTGGTAAGTGTGGTTTTTATTTGCTTACATTTGATTCACCAAGTTATCAATTTGCTTTCACAGAAACATTAGTGGCTAATACTTGGACAAAAATAACTAAAACAATTCCCGGCAATTCTAATTTAGTGTTTAACAATGATACTGGTGCTGGTGTGGGCTTTCAACCTGTTCCGTGGTTTGGAACGGATTATACAGACAGTGGTGCAACTTTAGATAGTTGGGTTGCACAAGACACGACAGCATATTTGCCTGATGACTTAGCAGATTGGGCCGGAACATCTAACGCAACTTTTGATGTGACAGGGATGCAAATAGAAGTTGGCTCGACAGCCACGCCGTTTGAACATGAAGACTACGGCACTACACTTAGAAAATGTCAAAGATACTTTGAACTGTTAGGTCATGCTATGCGTGGCACTACAGACTCATTTTCCCTAATGTCTTTACCTTTTAATGCGGCAACAGGTAATCAATGGACAGACATACCGTTTATGGTAGAAAAACGAGCCGCCCCTACATCTATAGTTGCTTTTAATGGGTATACTGTGCCAACCACCACAGGGTTAGGTTTAAGCACCAATGGCGCAACATTGTACCATACTTCTCAAATGATGTTTAAAAAAGTAGGCGGTAGTGACGGAGATGCAGTTGCTTCAGTCAGTGCGGAGATATAGAAATGTTTGCTAATAAGTTTAATTTTGCATCAGCACAATATATCAGCGGCACAGATATAGACGGTAATCCATTAATAAATAATGTAGTGAAAGCTGTACATGCAGATGGCGCACAGGCACTAATTCCTGCTAAAGTAGGAAATGAAGAATATGACCATCTTCTTGCCAGACACAATGACCCTGACGATGCCTTTACCATAGCGGATGCTGACTAATGGAAATGACCAGCCTTGTAGATATACTGCTTGGCTTGCTTGCTGCAGGTGGTGCATGGTGGGCTAACAGCACCAGCCGTGAGCAAAAAAGATTAGAGATATTGTTAAACAAAACACGTGAAGAGTATGCTACCCGTGAAGACGTACGCAGTGACGTACGCCAAGTAATGGAAGCATTGCACCGTGTCGAAGATAAACTAGACAGAGTTTTACAAAGGGACTAATTCATGGCAATGTTCAAAGCATTTAAGCCTAGTGGCATGGAAAAGATAGCACGTTCTATGGGCTATCAGGGTAATATGCAAGGGTTCCAAAACTTTCTGGCTACTAACCCTGCTAGACAACAGCAGATGGATATGTACACTAGCAAAGCTATGCAGATGGCTAAAGGTGGTGTAGTTAAGAAGTTTCAAACAGGCGGTTCCGCATCCGCAAAAAATGATTTACCAGATAACGTAGCCACTACAGGTGTTACAGGTGCAGGCGGTACACCTATTGCCACAGTACCAGAAGGAACTGATAAAGGTCCCGGTGTAACAGACTTTAGTGTACAGCAAATGTATAGCCCCGGTGTGCCGCTTGGTGGTGAAACTATCGCTTCGGGTGTTCAGTATGATACATCACAAGACGTACAAGCAGGTACAGGAACTGTATATGGAACGGTAGCTACACCTACAGCTATAACAGGCACTGCTCAAGCAGGTATGCCTACGCCTACGGGTGCTAACCTAATGCAAGCTGACACTGTATCTGCAGATGTCGATGCTGCTATAAATGCTACAAGTGCGGCACAAGCTAATCCACAAGACCCACGTGCGCAAATAACTGCAGCGCAGCAGACACAATCTTCTGTAGGCAATCTACAGGCAGCACAGGGCAACGCCTTTCTAATAAACAATCCCGTACAAAGACAATTACAAAATGGTGAACTAATTAGCGGCACAGGTGTTGATGCTGCTAAAGCTGCTGCACTTACTGCACAAACGCAAGCTGCTGCAGCCACAGCTAATCCATCTGCACAGACTATGGTGGCTAACCAGCTTGATGGTTTGATGCAGCAGTTTCAAGGTGCTAATCCACCAGCATGGGCTGCAGGGGCTATGAGGGCAGCTACAGCAGCTATGGCTGCTCGTGGGTTAGGTGCATCATCTCTTGCTGGTCAGGCCATTGTACAAGCTGCTATGGAGTCTGCACTGCCTATTGCACAGGCAGATGCCCAGACTATTGCTAGTTTTGAAGCACAAAATTTATCTAATAGACAACAAGCGTCAATGCTGGCTGCAGAGCAACGTGCTAAGTTTATGGGTCAAGAGTTTGACCAGACATTCCAAGCAAAGGTAATGAACGCTAGTAAGATTAGCGACATTGCCAATCAGAACTTTACAGCAGAGCAGCAAGTACAGCTAGAAAATTCACGTGCTGTTAACACGATGAACCTGCAAAACTTGTCTAATAGACAGGCTCTTGTAATGGCTGAAGCTGCTGCACTGGCACAACTTGATACAGCTAACTTAAATAATCGTCAACAAGCCGCTGTACAGAATGCGCAGAACTTCTTGCAAGTTGATATGGCTAACCTGTCTAATCGGCAGCAAACAGATTTGTTTAAAGCACAGCAGCGTGTACAAGCATTGTTTACAGACCAAGCTGCAGAAAATGCGGCACGTCAATTTAATGCGTCTAGTCAAAATCAAGTTGACCAGTTCTTTGCTAACTTGTCTAGCCAAGTTGGACAGTTTAATGCTACACAGCAAAATGCACAGGCGCAATTTAATGCAGGTCAAGCAAATACAATTGCACGTTTTAATGCAGAACTAAACAATCAGCGTGACCAGTTCAACGCACAGAACCAACTTGTAATTGCACAAGCAAATGCTCAGTGGCGTAGGCAGATTGCTACGGCAGATACAGCAGCTATCAATCGTGCTAATGAACTAAATGCTTCAGCAGTATTAGGTATTAGTAAACAAGCCTACGATAATCTGTGGGGGTATTATGCTGACACTATGGAGTGGGCATGGACATCTGCAGAAAACAATGCAGAACGCTTGGTTCAAATGGCTATTGCAGAACTGGATGCAAAAGCACGTAAGGATTTAGGCAAGATGCAAATTGATGCAGAAGAAAGCGGTGCAATTGGTGGATTTATTATGGATATGTTTATGAGTCCATTTACTGGCGGCTTTAGCCTGTTTTAATGAGGTAATGTTATGAGTTTTGAAAGACAGCCCGGTAGACTTGCTACTATAAATCTTAGAAAGCAACTTGATGTTATGATGAAAACATCTGAAGCTGCTAAACAAAAACCGACAAAGGGTCTTCTTACGCCACAAAAACCTACGCTTGAAAAGCAAGATGAAAATGTGACAGAAACACAGCGTGTGTTAAATTACATGGAAGCTATTAGAAAGAGTATGACAACGGTATAACAAAATGGCATTTAGAAAAGTACAGGATTTTGATGCGCCTATTCCCGGCATGGCTATGACACATGGTCTGGGCGATAGACCTTGGCAACAACCATCTCAATACAACACAATAGAAGAGGCAATAGAGTTTTATATTCCTCGTTTAGCAGACAACAAGTTTGCACAGCGTATGCTGGACATTATTGAGCGTGGTGTTCCGATTACTTCTCTGGCAGAAACAATGACTCTAGGTGGGGTGATGCAGGGTTTGCATACTATTGATGTAGCAATTTTGTTAAACCCAATCCTAGTAGAGTTTATGGAAGGTATGGCTAAACAAGCTGAAATTGACTATAAATTGGGCGACACAGATGACGATGAAAAAGAACCTGATGGTTTTGTTCTTCGGGAAGCTATGCAATCTTTGCAGAAAACAGATATAGAAGATATTGATGACGAAGAAGAAGAAGAGCCAGAAGAAAAACCATCTGGCGGTCTAATGTCACGTAGAGGTATATAAGATGGGCTTAAAATCATACCTAGCTGGTGCAGCAAAGCGCGGTTCAGAAAGACTTAAAACATTAGAGGACGATGCCAAAACCCTGATAACAACAGAGGCTGGGCGTATCGCTAATGAAATTGCAGAAAAGCGCAAGCAACGCATTAAAGATAAACTTGATTACAGTAAAAAAGCTAGAGAACTAAAATCAATGTATAACTTATCTGATGGACAAGTTGAAACTGTGTTAGCTGGTGGATTAGAAAATGCTGCTGCATTTACAAGTGCTATTAAAGCGGGTGAGGCTAGAGCATATGCCGCAGATAAAACAAAACCATTTGACGCAAATCAATACGCACAGAGTTTGTTTACAACAACACAACAAATGGAAGGACGTGGCATAGGGCAGCAAGCAGAAGCATTTGCAGCACTGTCTGGTGGTCCTATAGCAATTGACCAAACGGCTTCTACTTCTTCTATTATGGGACAGCTACGTGCTATGGGTGCTAGAGGTGGAGATGACTTTGTATCATCATCTCTTGCTGCGCAAACACGTGCCTTGGGCGGAGAGTTGCCACAAGAGTTTACAGGTGCAGAACTTGGGACTACAGGTATGACAGTAAAAGGATTAGGTGGTATGTCTCCTGCCGACCTTATTGCTCTTGAACAGGCGCAAGCTAAAGCAGACTTGACTACTGCACAAGTTGGTACAGAAACAGAAACTGCAAAGTTACGCAGTGCGCAAGCTAAAAACGTATTTGCAGAAACAGACCTTACTAGGGCTAAGATAGAGACAGCAAACATCACAAACAAAAACTTAGAGGAACGGCTAGACTTGGATGCGGATAAACTTCGTGAAGAAGTCCGACAAATTACTGCGAATATAGGTTTAACAGAAGCACGTACAGATACAGAAGGGCTTTCTGCTGACAAGTTAGAGAAAGAACTGTCTCTATTAGACAAGTATGGCGAACAAGAACGACAGGCTGCTCTTGATTTGCTTGAAGCGCAAATATATGAAAAGGGCAATGCTTCTGACCTTGAAGGTTATCAAGTAATGCAGTTGCGTAAACAGGATGACTTGATTGCAAAAATAAATAATCCAGAAACACCAGCTACAGAAAAAGCTGCCCTAGAACAACAGCTAAAAGACTCACAAAAACGTGTAGCAGACGCAGCAATAGCTTTGTCAGATACCACTGATTCATCGAATTACTTTAGCAAGTCTAGCGAAGACCAAATCTTTAATCGTATGATTCAACGTAATGCACAGGCTCTTGACATTGGTGGAGAGATGGGTCCATTTGGTGCAGAAATTGCCTTGTCTCTTGGCACAGGTAAAATGCCTCAATACTTTACTGCTGTTTCTAATTCTATTGATGAATTTGCTAGTAGGTTTGGTGACAGCGCACGGGGCAGAAGGGCATATACAGCTTTTGCTACATCATTTGACAAACAACTTCGCGCCTTTGCAAATAGTGAAGGTTTTGTAGACGGCGAATTTACCAATCATGGCATGAAGTCTGAAGCAGACCTTGAGTCATTGGAACAAACTTTTGGTCAAGATGGTGGTGCTAAACCCGGAGATGTTGCTATTGCAACTATTGATGGGCGTACAACATATTTTGTAATGACACCCGCTGGCGAATTTGTTGGGGGTATTGGGCAAGAAGAAACGCAATAAGGATTTGATGTGGTTAAAGTATTGGGAAGGGACATTGCTCCCGAAGAAGACACTACATCAGAACCTCTTGCTGATGTGCCGCTTACTCGCAGCCTAAGAAAGAAACAAGCTGCTGCTAATCGTGTGCAGCAAACTGAAGATAGTATAACACAGTCCTCGCCTTCTCCTCAAAACGAGCAGGAAGCGAAGGACTTTTTTATTGCCAACAATAAAGTGCCAGAGGGTTATGAGTTAGTGCCGCAAGCACCTACAGGTGAAGAGTATTCTTCTTTTCGTCTGCGTAAGATTGGCGCACCAGCCCGTACAGTAAATGACCAAACAGAAGAAGTGTTTGACTTTAATCAAACAGCAGCAGCTAAAGACTTATTGTATAACAAAGACAAAGATATTCTTGCTGACGAAGAACTTCTTGTAGAATATGTGCCTGAATGGATGCGAGACTCAGTAAGAGTAGTAGCCAAGGGTACAGATAAGTATGTTGTTAAACCTCTAGCGATAGGCGTTACTGCAGCAGGTGAAGCTACGGCAGACTTTGGTGAAGTGCTTACTCGCGCAGTGCATGAAGGTATTACAGAAGATAGTGCAGTATATAAACTGTTAGGCGTAACAGGTAAAGAAATGTTGCCCTTTGACCCAAAGACAGCAGGACGTAAGTTTGCTGGTGATGTTGGTATGATGGTTGAAATGGCTGAAGCCGTACCTGCAGTTGGTTCTCTTACTGGAATAGCAGGGGGTACAGCAAGACGGGCTGCAGAAAAACCATTACGAGAAGCGGCAGAGCAAGCTAGAAAAGAAATAAGAGGAAGAGAACTAATTGATAGTAAATTACCAGATGGTAAGTTTAATCTAGCTGGTGCTAAAGCTGCAGAAAAATCTGTGTCTGAAGCAAAGCGCAGAGAAGCAAGACAAGTAGCTAAAGAAAATACGCAAATATTTGAAGACTTAATTAAGAATTATGAGGAAATAAACAAGGTAGAAATATCTTCTAAAGGAAAAGATGGCAAGCTGCGTATTGATTATGAAAAGGCTAGGTCAGAAGGTAAGCGTATCATTGATGAAACACTAATAGGTAAATCACAGTTTGATGAACTGGGTGGACCTGACGATGCCCGTTTGCTTGACATTGTTCTTGATGCAGATAAATTAGATAGTGTAGTTGCTACCATTGCTAAAGTTAAGGAGATGAATCCTGATGCCTTTAAAGGTAGTAAAAATGTAATAGAAACTTTATTTGATGAATCTGTAAAGGGTAATTTAATTGCGTCTGATGACTTGCTTCAGATACTAGAAAAGTATGGCTTGTCAATGGACGACTACATTATGATGACCGTAGGTTCTGGCTCAAAGTATGGTAGGGGTCTGCAGAAATTTAGACAAATGCGCGATGCAATGGGCGGCAAAGCCAGCAAAAAATCTGCTGCACAAAAAAATGATGAAGAACTTAATGATGCAGTAGATATGTTGGGAAAAGCTAGAAAGAACATACGCCGTGGCGAAAACGTGATACGTGGTGCTATGGTCAGTGCCTTTGCAACTGCTGCACGTAACTTTGAATCTGCCTTAATACGTTATCCAATGGAAGGGCTTACTAATTTAATGGAAACATCCATTATCCTTGCCGCACGTGGAGACTTAAAAGGAAGTATTCGTAATGTAACACCTTTTATACGTGGTAATGGATACAAAGATGCATTTCAAATGTATGCACATACGTTTGGAGATAGTGCAAAGATACGGCGTACTGGCGCAGATGGCGCAATAGCTTCTCGTGAACTCACTTCAGAGAAAGCAGAGTTTGTAGATTACATATTAGGACAGCCAGAGTATAAAGAGCAATGGACAAGGTTCTACGACCAAGTAAACGAGGTACAGAAGTATACTGGGCGTGGAGAAGGTGGACTGTCAGACGCTATATTTGAACCTATAGAGGACTTTGTTCAGTTTCTTAACGGGCCAAACAGACTTCAAGAATTTGTCACTCGCCGTGCCTACTTCTTAACTGACTTAGATAACGCACTCAAACGTGAGTGGGGCGTTGGTCTTGAAGAATCTATTATGAATGGTCAAATGCGAAATATGGTAAACGATGCGCCTAGTATCAAGCCAAAGGATGCTCGTAACTTCCATGAACTACTTGCAGAAGCTACAGATAAAGCCCTTGAAAAGACATACGCAGCGTCACCTTCTTTTGGCCCATTTAAAGCCGCGCTTGGTATTCTCAATAAGATTCCCGGCGGCACTATAATTATTCCATTCCCACGCTTTATGTTTAAATCTATGGAATATGTAGGTGAAGTAACAATGGGTATGCCTATTGCCGTTACTAGAAAAATGTTTGGCGTTGGTAATCGCGCACGTGATGCTGAAATTGCCTCACGAAACATTGCTGGTATAGCAGGTCTTGGCATGGCGTATATGGCTGTTCGTGACCCTAACTCTCCAGAAGATTATAACAAAGTTAGAACCATAGTAAGTGATAAAGTAGTGGATGTGTCGGCACAGTATCCTCTGCCACAACTTATGTACATAGCTAAATGGGGCCACAAGAGGCTGGAAGGTGGCGAAGGAGCAGCAGCAGATTGGTTCAGGTCTAGTGGTGGTGGTAAAGAGTTTGTTAAACTGTTTACTGGAACAAACTTCAGAGACAATCAAGGGCTTGGTAATTTGTTAGATGACCTTGCTGACTTAGCAGAAAGCGAATCAAAGATTACTACAGAGGCACAGTTTGGTAAAGCTGCTGGTAGATTGCTTGGTGATATTACTGCACGTATTCTGCAGCCATACAGCATGGTTATTGATGCTGAACGTGCGATGGGTATACGAGAAACAGAAATTAAAGACTTCTCAACAGACCC